CTCTGCATTTTTGAGACTTTCTGTCGCAAAACCTTTTTAAATAAATTTAACAAACAAACAATGAAAGAACCAACTTGGTCACAGATAGCCTCAGAGCTAGGCGTTACGCCTGTTACGATGTCCAAGTGGAGGTCAACCCAAGCTGACTGTCCAAAGGATTCTAAAAAGATCGAGGATTGGAAACTGTGGCTTCAGGAGCGAGAACTTGGAGGCAAGGGATCAGGCAGAGTCGCAATCGATGGGAAGGAATATACTGCAGCCGACATTCACGATCTCAAGGCAAAGCTTATTGCAGCACAGGAGAGGCGAGAGAATGCAATGGCACAGATTCGAGAAATCGAATTGCAACAGAAGAGAGACAATTTAATTCCTGAATCGGAAGCGACCGAGAAACTGATAAAACTACTAACTCCTCTGAGAAGATTGCTCGATGCCTTACCAAGGCAAATAGCATCTCAAGCAAATCCCCAAAATCCAAACATTGCAGAACTTGCGATTCGCAATGGCTTAGACGATCGAGTCTTTGCTGAGATTGAAAAAATTATGAAGAATAGTGGCGAAGCGTAAAGAATACAAAGTTATAGAATCGCTCGGAAAAGCATTTCCTAAAATGGGCAAACTAAAAGACACTCATAAGACCGAGACATTTGATTGCGAGAATGACAATTACATTATCGAAATTAAATGCAGAGATAAGCGTTACGACTCTTGGCTCTTCGAGCGTTCCAAATACGATTCCAATCTTCCGAAGGCTAAGGAGTCAGGAAGACAATTTATTTACATTGTAGAATTTGGAGGAAAGTGTTGGGCTTGGAACATTAGTAAGATGGATGCGAACAAACACGACTTTGAATGGGAGGAGAGAGGGATGCCGAAAACGACCGAGTTCTCGAATCGAACTATTATAAACAAAACAGTCGGATATGTTTATGAGAGGGACGCTTTACATTTCGATCTTTTATAGATGTCAACACGAATGGACATAAACGCTCAAGGCTTCAATAATATGGTCAGAGCATTAAGCAAAAAGACAGGAGCATCTTACAAGGATGTTGTCCGAGGAGTAGCATCTTCAGTTCTTACAAGGTCAGCACAATTAACAAAAGGTTCTTCGGCTAAGAAGATTACGGAAGATGTTAATCGGATGCTTCGTAAACCTTACAGAACTTCCGATGGAGATTTGGTTGCAGTCGCAAAGGATGGGCAAGTTTGGTATAATGGTTCAGGATGGCAGAAAGACAGATGGATCAAGGTCAATGGAGACGGAAGATTGAAGAATGTCGGAAAGACAGTTTTAAGAACAGGAAACCAAGCAGGAAGAACTGCAACTCTTTCAAGCAAACTAAGATCGAGAATAAATAAAGCAGTTAAGGAAGCGAAACAAACAAAGACTCAACAACTAAAATATAAGAAGGCTCGGATTCACGCAGGTAAAAAATCCTTTCTTGAAATACTAAAGAAGCTCAGGATTCCAATCGCCAACACAAGAGGACTCGGCAAAGCAATGAAAGCGATTACTGATCCTGAACTTGGAAGGGCAGTCAAAGGCTATCAAAGTAAATCTTCAAAAACGGACTATGAAATCACAATTTCATCAAAGGCTCAATCTGCATTGAATCCACACTCCGAAGGAATCTTTGCTTTTTCAAGAGCGTTAAATGGTAACATCAAAGCATTTGAAAAAGCTGCCGAAAAAGATTTGGAAACCTACGCTAAACAATTTGCTTTAAAAAATGGCTTCTCTGTCCGATGAATTGGCGAGACTGTTCGCTCCTCGAAAACTCACTTCTCCTGTCGAGTGGGCTTATGACAACTGCGTCCTAAGGGCTAACATTTCCGAACTGTCAGGAGCGTTAAAAATATTTCCCTACGCTGAAGAACCTTTAAACGCTTTAGTTGATCCGATGGTCAACAAAGTGACTCTCTGTTGGGGATCACAAAGTTCAAAGACAACTACAATGTATGCAGGAGTTGCTTATCTATTGTCGGAGTTTCCGAAAGATACTCTTTGGATTATGCCTTCGGCTGAGAATGCGAGAAACTTTTCAAAGGGAAGATGGCTTCCATTCGTTGAAGATTGCAAACCTTTGATGGATCAATGTCCGATCTCTGCTTCTTCAGGGAAGGTTGATACTGATAAGATTACTAATATGAGACAGGAGTTCCTGAATTGTGTCCTGACTTTCGCAGGAGCAGGAAGCGAGAACAATGTTAAGTCTGCTCCTGTCGCTTACTTGGTATTAGATGAGATTGATGAGATTGATCCTGACATAAGACTCGCAGCACTCGAACGGATTAAGGGAAGGCGAGAATATAAAATTATTCAAACATCAACTCCGAAGGAAGAGAAGGGAGGAATATGGGAAGAATATATTTACGGAGACCAAAGGAAATATTTTATGCCTTGTCCTGAATGCGAAGAGATGATCGAGTTCCAATGGAGGCAAAAAGACAAGGAAGGAAAGATGCGATACGGAATCGGATTCGATGAAGACTCAAAGATGGATGACGGCTCTTATGATTTTTTAAAGGTTGCTTCCTCTGCTCACTATCGTTGCCAACATTGCGACTTCAAGATTCTCGATGCACACAAACCGACAATGATAAAGAAGGGAGAGTGGAGACAAATGAATCCGAACGCTCCTTCAGGTCATCGGAGTTATCATTTAAATTCTTTGTATTCTCCTGCAATGACATTCGCTGATTTGATTGTCGCTTGGCTTCAGGTTAGTTCAAGTATTTATGGATTGAAGAAGTTTGTTCAGGGAAACTTGGCAGAGGCTTGGAAAGAAGATTGGGTTAATCAGGATGAGAACGAAGCGAATGTTTTAGAATCCAATTATGAAAGAGGAGAACTAAAAGGAGACTTCAGAATATTGGCAGTCGATACTCAAACCGATCACTTCCGATTTATTGTTCGAGGATTTGAATCGAGTGGCGAAAGTTATCTAATTGATTTCGGAAGTGTGGCTTCATTTGTTGACTTGGACAAGATATTCGAGGACAACAAGTGCCACAAAGCAATCATTGACTGTGCAGGAGACCGAACTCAGGAGGTCTATGAAGAAGTATTCAAGAGGAGAACTCATTGGTTCGGCTCAAGAGGTTGGAAAACAATGGCAGAACCTTATCGCTTACAACAAAAAGACCCATTCACAGGAGACAATAAGGGAAGAGCAGGCAGAGGAAAGTTCCTTTATTTACATATTGATAAGAATATTTGGGAATCTGAGATTGCAAAACTCCGATCTCAGCAGTTATCAGGCTTCTTCACTTTCACAGATACTCCTAAAGAATACTATGATCAGCTTTTTGCCGTCTATTGGGCGAAGGAAACTGACAGGAGTGGACATATTAAGACAGTCAGGAAGATGAAAAGGAGTCGAGGAGACCACTATTTCGACTGCGAATGTATGGCAAGAGCGTTAAGTAAGTTCGTGGGGATAGCGAGAGTTGATAGAATTAACGCTCAACCAATAGGAGAACAACAACAAAGGAAGCCTAAGAGACCAAGGACTCGACAAACTTCCGAGAGTTGGTGGTGACAAGTTTGACAAGTTACCTATTCTGCCTTTTACTAAATTTATTATCTACTTCTTTCGTAAAAAAATATATAGCAACTCATATTGTAGTCAGTCGTTATAAGGTTAAAAGGAAAGTCTCTTTGGTTTTGGTAGTTCCGAAGAGGCTTTTTTTTACATAAATTGACAAATTAACTTTTTTAGATGGCATCGACAACTCCACTAGCAACACTTGTTCAAATTAGAGACAAGCTCCTGACTGCTTATTTAAAATTAGCAGAAGAAGGAGTTTCAAGTTATTCAATCGGAGATCAGACTTTTACTTTAAAAGACACAGGAAATATTTTAAACGAAATCGAGAGATTGGATAGGTTGATAGCCTTGAAAGATAGAACTCTCGGAGGAGGAGGAAGAAACAGAATAACACTAAAGAACTTCGATGGCTAAGAAAAAGAAACCTTCAAGAATAGGATTTGCGACTAAGCAGTTCCTGAAAGCATTCAGAGGATACGATGCAATTAAGAACACTCGCTACCGAGCGAGAAGAGGCTATGATGCAATCCGATCCGAAGAGATTGAGTTGAGTAATTTCGACAGAGATAAATTAATCTCTGCTGCTTTAGAATTTAGAAGAAACAATCCTGTCATTGCTTCAATGTCTCGATTGAGAAAAGCCGACATCGTTGGAAGGGGAATTATCCCACAGGCGAACACAGGAGACGAAGCTCTCGATTCCAAGATCGAAGAGGAGTGGGCAGAGTTCAGTCACGATCCTGACATAACAGGTCAATTTGATATGAGAGAGATTCAACAACAGATGGTTGATTCTCTTTTATTCTACGGAGATTGTGGCTTGGTTGTATTGGATGGAAAGGTTCAATTTATTGACGGCTCTCGAATTGGTAATCCAAAAGGACAAGCAACAGGATCAGAGAAAGACAACTTTCAAAACGGAGTTGAGATCAACGAAGTTGGAAAGCCTGTAAACTATTCAATCGGTAATCGAGTAAACGGAAGTTTGAGAGATTACAGGTTAATCTCTGCAAAAGACTTTATTCCTTTCTTTAGAAAGATTCGTCCTGTTCAATATCGAGGCATCCCTGAACTAGCAACAATCTTGAACACTCTTCAGGATTGCGATGAATACGACAGAATTGAAATGATCTCAGCTAAGGTTGCTGCTTCATTGTCGGTTGCAGTTAAGAGACAGAACTCTTATGAGTTTGAATTGCAAAATAGATTGGATTCAGACGAACAAGATTCGATCGGAGGACTAGAAACTTTTGAGACAGGAAGATTCCATTACTTAGAACCTGATGAAGATGTCAGCGTTATAAGTTCAAACGGCAGACCGAATGTCGATGGAGTCGAGTGGGTTTCTTACTTGCTTCGCAAGGTTGGATCAGCAGTCGGCATTCCTTTAGAATTTTTATTAATGGAGATCGGAGGAAGTTCTTTCTCTGCATCTCAAGGAGTCGTTCTTCAATATCAACAAACAGTTGAGAGCTATCAAACTGATTTGATTAGAGCGATGCAAACTCTTTACAGAAGATGGCTAACTCAGAAGATAGCCGACAACGAAATCTCAGTTCCTTCAGGAATCGACAATCCTTTCAAGGTTCGTTGGCAAAGACCTGCCTTCCGATGGATTAACCGAGCAGCACAAGTAAAAGCAGACTTGGATTATTTCCGAGTCGGTGCAATGAGCTTGGATGATATAACTGCTCCTTTCGGTTATACTGCCGAAGATGTTATGGTTCGCAAAGCTCAGAACATAACGAAGGCAAAAAGAATCGCTGAACAGAACGGATTAGATTGGAAAGATTTAATAAATCCATTCCCAACATCACTCTCAGGAAATTATTCCGAAGTCATTGACGATGCCTCTGCCTAAACCAACAACTAACGAAAAGCGACCTGAGTTTGTTGATCGTTGTATGAAAGACGATGAAACACTCAAGGAGTTTCCTGATGAGAAACAAAGGGTTGCAGTCTGTGTTGGTATTTACAAAAGAGAAACTCAATTGAACGAAGGTTCAAATGATAATGTTAGCGAGACAGTTGAGAAAGGTTTAAAGAAGAAACTCGAAGATCATAAAGAGAAGGTTGGGAAAGATAAGAAGAAGCAAACGACTTTAAGAAAACTCAAGATTGTTTACAACCGAGGGATCGGAGCTTATAGAACAAATCCGAGTTCGGTTAGACCTTCTGTCGGTTCTCCTGAACAATGGGCGAACGCTAGGGTCAATTCATTCCTTTATGCCTTGAGAAACCTTCGTTACAGGAGTGGGAAACACGATACCGATTTACTTCCAAAGGAACATCCGATCAGGAAGAACATAGAAAAGAAAGAAGCAAGTTTAGATGAACATAGGAGATATGAAGACGGAGAGATCATTCCTTCTGCTCTTCCTCCTGCTTATAGAAAGAGCCGAAAAGATGGAGAAACAAAAGGACAAGCCTGCATTAATTGCAAATTTTATAAAGAGGATCAAAAAGATCATCGCTTTTATTGCACTAAATTTGAAGCTCCTGTTCGTCCTCAATATTGGTGCAAAGCTTGGAAAGCAAAAGGAGAGGCATTGGCTGAAACATATAATGACTATCCTGAGTCGGCTTCTAACAACGCAAAGAAAGTGTTGCGATGGAGAGATGAACACGGAGACGAAGTAAAGGGAATGACTCAAGTCGGATGGACAAGAGCAAACCAATTGGCAAAGCGAGAAAGGATTTCAAGAGAAACGATTGCAAGAATGGCATCATTCAAGAGGCATCAAAAGAATGCAGAGATTGATCCTAAATATAAAGCAACTCCTTGGAAGGACAAGGGTTATGTCGCTTGGCTTGGTTGGGGAGGAACTTCAGGAGTCGAGTGGGCAAGTAGAAAACTTAAACAAATTGACAAGAAAGCGAATAGTAAAATGAGTTCTAAACAATACGGATTTTCAGCGTTAAACATTTCCGAATCTAAAATTGACAAAGAGTCAGGTCAGATGTTCGGAGTATCTCTCATAAGCGTAGGCGAGGCACTAGGTCACGAATTGTTCGTTGATGACGACAGTCTCGACACGATCCTCAATGCGATAGACGGAGAAAAGATTCCTGCTTACATAACTCACAGAGGAGCTTTATTTGAAGACCGACTAACAAGAGAAATCGGAATGTTTACGAATTTTAGAACTGAAGGCGAAAGACTGATGGCAGACTTTGAAGCCTTTGATTCATTTAGAGAAGACGATGCTCGCAAATACAATCGATTATTCGAGATGGCAGAAAAGATGCCTGAACGATTTGGATTAAGCATTGTATTCTCAGCGACTCAGGCTTGGGCAACTCCTGAAGGAGATGTCGAATTGGGAGCAAGACCTGAGAACGCTTTATTTGATTTCCCATCAATCAGGGTTCAAGAAGTTAGCTCGGCAGACTTCGTTGATACTCCTGCAGCAAATCAAAAAGGACTTTTTTCAAAAATAGATATTAAACCAACTAGCAAAATGTTAAAATCAGAACTCATCGAAGCAAATGAAAAACTCTCTGCTGAGAACGAAGCTCTTAAAGTAAAAGTTGCAGAACAAGATTCTGTTGAACAGGAAGCTTTAGAAGCACAACTCTCAACCGAAGAGGCACAGATTGAGTCAAGCAACGAAGTTCAAGAAGAAGCTTCATCTGAAGAAACTCAAGAGTCTTTTAATAAAGACGAAGAGATGGCAGTCACAGACAATGAGAAAACTATCGGAAAAGGTGGTTCTCAAGGTTTGGAAGAAGGCGAAGATGAAGAAAAACTCGAAGAAGACGAGGAGAAACTTGAAGAAGAAGAA